ATGTATTCTGGCGACGCCAGCTTTCCGTTTTTGGATCAAGACGAACCTCTTGAGGCTGCGCCTGCGGAATATTTACCTCATTTTTCTCTTCTTGTACAGGGGGTTTGTAACCTTTTAATCGTTGCAGACGGTAATTTGCAGCGTTAAATTTTTCCTGTGCATCTACAATTTTGTCGGAATCTCCAGCCTCATAAGCCTCTTTGTAAGCCCGTTTAGCTATTTCCATTTCCAGTTCCGCAGCGCTTGTAGCCGTCAGAACTAGAGATTTCTCACCATCAGTCAACCGCGCTTTTAGTGCACGATTCTCTTCAGCAATCTTCCGCGCCATTTCAATCGCAGTCTGTTGTTCACGAAGCGCGGCTTCTTTTTCTCGCCTTTCATCGTGCCAAACCTTTTTCATCTGCTTGAGTCGGCTTTTTACCTTCTCGGAGTAATCTTCAAGCTCATCCTCTTCAAGCTCTTTTACAAGCTCTTTAGGCATGGGCTCTCGGCCTTGGTCCTCTGGTGGCGTATCGTCTACAACCTCCAGTTCAATTTCATCAATTACATCTTTTTCAGCCATTTTCCTACTCCTTATGCGCGACTAATGCCACGGGGGTCTTGGACTACCCCTTCGACAGAGTCATCGTTGATAATGCGGAATTCGCGTCCGTGAATCTTCAGGCGCGAGCCAGCGTGGGGTCTAACCAAAATAAAGTCACCAACCTTACACCACGGACCAGACGGGAACCGCTCTTTGTCTTTGTAACAATCAGGGCCCATCTTTGCCACAAACAGAACCGTTGTGAGCAGCTCTTCGTTGTGTACGGTGACTTCAGCTTTGACTAAACCACTGTCAAATTTATTTTCAATCTCAGGGATTGCGCAGAGAATCCGATAACCAGACGGGTCCGGTAGCTGCCTTGCTTTTTCTTCTGCAGTTTCTGGAAGTACTGTCGCCTTGTTCGGATCGTTTGTAGAACCGATTAGGATTTCACTCATCGTGATCAAGCCTTTCTGCCATTTCGGCAAGCATGTTATTTGCGATTAACAACCCACGTACTACCCCACAGGCGTGTTGATACGCTGCGTGGTCTTTGGCCTTACCTGCAACCAAATCTTCTTTAATAACTTCCTGTTCTTCTTTCAATCGCTTGGAGATATGTAGGAGAACGTCTTTCACTGATTACCCCCTTCTGTGCGACCCATTTCACGGGCAAGGTCGATACCCATGCGGAAGCCCTCAACTTCTTGCTTGACTGCCTCCACGCCTTCTCTGAACTGCTGCTCCGTCTGCTCACGGGCGATCTGCGCCCCAAGTCGTGCTCCGTCAATCTCAGCTTGAGTCTGAATCCGCATCTGCTCAGTCTGAATCTGTTGAGCCTTGAGCTGTGCGTCCATCTGATCTTTCTGAGCCTTGCGCTGGACCTCAGCGGCTTTGAGCTGCAGCTCTTGTTGTTGCATCTGCACAATCGGATCTTGCGCAGCTTGTTGAGCTTGCGCCTGAGCCACCATCGCTTGATTACTCTGGAGAAGTTTCTGTGAAGCAGCTGCAGCCAGACGAGATACCTCAACCTCAAGCTCTTCCGGCATCTCCTCGTTAGGTGCAGGATAGGGAACGCCAAGCTTCTCTTCCAGATTCTTGCGATACTGGAATGCGTAATGCTCTGCAATGTGGGCCATGAGAGCCGACATCATCTGTTGCGCCTGAGGGTTCTGACCAATCATCTGAGCCGTGATCGGGTCCTGCATAAACGACATGTGTGTCGTAATGTGCGCTGCGTGGTCTTGATAGATAAAAGCTTTTAAGGGTTTAAGCTTAATAGCATCCATATTCTCAGACACGGGATCTTTGGGCTTCATATCGTCCTCAATCGGGACAAGCTTGGCTGCGTCTTTAATCCCAAGGACCTCCAGCATCTGCCGATGGAGAAGGGGTAAGTCATAAAGTTGGGGGGCAGTCGCCGCTAATTGAAGAACTGCCTGATACTGGACAACCTTCTGAGCCATTGTTGCGGCGTTGGGGTCCGAAACAGGAATAACTTCAACATAATCATAGTCAGACTGTTTTGCCCTAGGCTCGGCATTTTCTGGCTCATACTCGTACTCTTCGGGGGTGTAGTCACGGATGATGTTCTTTAAGAGTCGGAACTCTTGCTTCATCGCGTGGTGGACCCTAGCCTGAACTGCCGACATCACCTTTAGGGTTCGCTCAAGAATCGCCAGGGTTGTTCCCACCGGGGTCTGGCCAGACATGTCGGAGATCTTCATGTCCGCTGCAGAAGCGAAGCGACGGCCTTCTTCTACGATTGTTCCGAGAAGTGTGTACAGAACTTGCGACGGCTCCTTATAAGGAAGCGTCATGATGTTGTCTTTGATCGTCCCAGAGGTAACGTCTACATCTCGGAATTCAGCCGGGGCAATTGGAGTGTCGTCGCCCTTAACGCGAAGCCCTTTAGTCTTAAATCCTCCGGGGAGGTTTGAGAGCACGCCTGCATCGACAAGCTGCCGCAGAATAGAAGTGCCGGACTTAGCAAAAGCGCCAATAAGGTGGATAAGGCCAAAACAATAGAAGCCAAATCCAGGAACGTATCCGTAGTGAACAAAGTGCTGCCGTTTCTGTTTGAGAGGATCATCTGGGTGCCAATTCCGACGTATTGCCAAAATCGTCTGAGTGTGTTTTTCTATCGTTACAACATACGGTAACGCAATTCCCGTAGGCTTACCTTTTTCTTTATCTTCGTAACCCGGTAGATCTAGGTCTACATGCATTTCTAAAAGCTTGAACCGATCATCAACAGAGGCTTTGAACCCCATTTTCTCGGCAATCTTTTTCTCGACTTCATCAAATGTATCTACCGGATCCCCCAACTCGACGTCCCGATAAAACCCAGCGACCTGCAATTTGCGCATCTCGTTCGGAGTTTTACGCATTACATGGGTCACTCGTGGAGAGGACTCAAGATCTGACGCGCCGTAGGGTACAACGATGTCTTCTGCTGGGACAAATAGTGCGACTTGCCGATCCAGAGCCGGATCAAAGTACACCTTCTTGAACGCATTACCCGAAAGACCCAGGCCCCAGAGCATTCTTTCATGTTCAGGTCTGTACTCAGTCATGACCTCCGTCAGCTGGAAGTTCATGTCATCTTTTACCCGCTGGGCTGCGTCAATCTTCTCAATAGTCTCTTCGCCAAGGATCTTTACACGCACAGGCCCCTGCGCGGGGAATGTCTCAATAATTGTCTCGGACTGGAACTTCACCAACGCCTCAGTCAGCAGCGGGTGATACACACCACAAGCCCCCGGCCACGGCTCAGTCCGCTCTTCGATCTTCAGACCCAACAGCTCTAAGCCATCAACGTAAGTCTGTACCCAGTCTTTACGGGAAGAGATGTCGTCGTCATAGTCCCCGATCAAGTCAGTCGCCAGACCAACCATCTCGTCCTCTTCCATCTTCTCAGCTAAGTTCTCATTAAACTTATCATTCTCTTCATCATGACTAATCTCAATCTCCAACCCACCCATACCGATGGTCACTGACTCAGGGTCCTCGATCTCAATCTCAATCGCAGGCTCCATCATGTCTTCAGTAATACCCTCGGGCGCCTGATACAGAGCTTTCTCAATAGCCATTTTTAGTCCTTAATAGTAGGCGTACTGCCTACGACGGTAGTATTTTTGTTCCTCGGGCTCATCACTCGGCAGGCGGATAAAGCCCCCTCTACGGAATCTTAATAGCGCTTGTGTTGTGGAGTCCACCAAGTCGTCGTTTGACCCACTCGGAAAGTCATTACACTCCTCAATCACGTCCTTCGCCCAGCGAGTGTCCGGCGCCCACACAATACCACTAGCGAACAAATCTGACACTGCGTTCACACGAGATATTTTGTCCTGTCCTTTACTGGGGGTAAACTCCTGAACAGGTACTCCCATCCTCCTAAGTTCTTGATACAACGCGGCACCGTTAGACTTTTTCTCCACTATAAACGAATCAGGCTCCCACTCCTTGTACTCCTCAAACACTAACTGCTTTAACTCTGGAAACTCCAGGCGTTTCTTAATAGAATTTAGTAATATAATATTGTGATTGCTAGTCTCTTCATTAAAAAATACCCCCCAAGTCGTCAGAGCATTATAGTCCGCTCTATTATTTGCTTCCTGCGCGGCATCGAGAGACATAATAATAAATTCGCAGCGGGGTGGGTCGTCTTTTTCCCAGATCTGCCACCAATCTCTTTTTATTAATGCCCCCTCCTCAGCAGTGGGGTTTTGCATATATTGGGCTTGCCAATATCTAGGGTCCATTCCAATACGTTTTGATTCTAATTCCTCAATTGGCCAGAAGTCCGGCCAGAGCGGGTTTCCGGACGGTAAAATAGCTGGAAATTCAACCACTTCCCATTGATCTGCATCGTCGTTTTGGGACATATGGTTGATTATCTGACCAGTTAAATCTAATTTAGACCAGCGAGTCATTACTACGACTATGGCCCCCCCTGGCATTAACCGCTGAATAGGGCCAGATTGAAACCATTCCCAAGCCGGTAAAAATACATCTGGACGACCTTGTTTTGCTTCTTGTTCAGAGTGTGGATCATCAATAATAAATAGGTCAGCACCTCGTCCAGCTAATGCGCCACCCACACCAATTGCAAAATATTCGCCATTAAAGTTTGTGCCCCATCTAGAAGCTGATTTTGAGTCTTGCTGAAGCTCAATTTGCGGGAAAATGTCTCTATATGTATCCATATTTACAAGGTTACGCACCCTACGACCAAAATTCACTGCCAAATCGGCAGTGTGCGAGGCCATAATCACCTTTTTGTGGGGGTATTTGCCTAAAAACCACGCTGGAGCGAGGTAAGAAATTAGCTCAGACTTGCCGTGGCGAGGGGCAATGTTCACTACAACGCGTTTTTTCTTGCCGTTGGCAATATCTTCAAAAATTCTTGCTAGTTTTCTGTGGTGTGGGCCTACTTTGTAGCCTGGATAGACGTGATCTGCAAAGGCAAGTAAGTCATCTTGCCCAACTTTGCGCAAATTTTCCCTTTCCCACACCTCTATATCTGCTAAAAACTCTCGTTTTTCATCAGCAGACATCATTGGCATGAGTTTTTTAAGCTTCGCTATTTTCTCTAACGTCAGCATCCGTAGCTTCCACATCAATTACTTCGTGAGGTTTGGCCCGTTCAGCCAATCTTTCGAGCTTCTCTAACTTACTAAGAAGATCTTTCTCGACTTGCTCAATAGGTTTAACCTGGAGCGTAACTTCTGACCGCTTTTTAAAGGCATCCACCCCATCGACTTCGCCAAGAGCCTTAACTGCGGCAAGCGCAATCTTGTCGTCGGGGCATGCGCTTTTTTCTACAAGCTTGTTAACTACATATAGTTTGTAGTCAGCTAAGTCCTTCACAAGCATCTGATCGTATTGAGCGACCATCCCGGCTAGATAAGCCAGCGTCTCGTTACGGTAGTTACTAAATTCAATGTTGGAAGCTGTGTCGCCTAGCATTTTTTGAGCAAGTTC